CTCGCGCAAGCCATCCATACTGTAGCCGCAACAGCAGACAAAGTTTTAGGAACAAAACTTGAGCATAAAGCTCGCGGATGTTCTTCTTGCAACCGCCGAAGAAATGCGCTTAACTCGTTATCGTAAACGATAAAAATTATGTTATCCATCGGCCAAGACAACTTCTCACTTGCCACTCTCGACCAAGATGGCAAACCACCAGAAACACGAATCTCCAACGCTAATCATGCGTGGAACATTGCTAACCACTTGAGGCTGGCAAACATCGGGCGCGAGAACAAACGCTTGCGAATCTATAAGGCTTACAAAATGTTCCCGCCTACAGGATACAGCAAGCTCGCGGAGAAACGCCTCCCTTGGCAATCTGATGTAAACTACGGACAGCTTGGATTCATTGTAGATAATCAGAAGTCCAGTTACTACGATGTAATTACGGAGCGTCAGGCTTGTTGCACGATCAAGACCAAGTATGGAAACGAAAAAGAACGACTCGTTAACTCCGAAAACATTTCCATCGCATTTGACCAAGCAATCCGCGAATGGCCCGGATACCTCTACAACACAGAGCAAGACCTTGAGGAAATGTTGCTGTATGGAAAGGGAATCGGAATGTGGGATTCACCTATGGGATGGATGCCAGAACACGTGTTCCTATCCGACCTTCTCTTTCCAGACGACATTAGGATCGACTTCTGCAACCTTGAGGAGTTTGTTCGCCGTGTCCGTCTGACGCCATACGAACTTTACAAGAAGATCGAGAATCGTGCGGCGGCAGAAGCAATGGGCTGGAATGTTGATGCGGCTATTGATGCTATCCGATTCCACCGCGCATTCAGCAACCACCGCAAAACCCGCGAGGATTTCTTCCGCACTATCAGCGAAGCGGGATTCAACTGGTCACTCTCTGTGAACCAGAAGATCGACCTCTACGAAGTATACTGGAGGGAGTTCGACGGCAAGATCAGCAAGGCGATTATCCTCCAAGACTACCAACCAATCTCCGACTACATCAACTCCAATGTAAAGGGTGGAGGAAAGATAAGCGAAGATGACATCAGAACCCAGCACGGGTTTATGATGCTCAAGGTAGGACTATTCAACTCTTGGGATGAGATCATGTATATGCTCACCGATTCAGTTGGCAGCGGACTATTCCAAGACATCAAGAGCCAAGCGGAGTCGGCGTTCGTAGCTTGCCGTCAGTATGACTTCACAATGAACTCGCTGGTAGATGCCGTTCGACTCAACTCCATGCTGATGATCGAAGGTCAAGGCCCAGACTCAACAAAGATGTTGAAGCAAATGGAATGGTTGCCAATCAGCGTCATGCCAGACGGGGCGAAGTTCATCCAAAACCGCTTCCAACTCCCAGTAGCAGAGAGCATGGGATTCATGCAGTTCTTCATGGGAGATATGTATAGGGGCATGGGGCAGTATCGCATCAACGCACCTACCGCTGGAGGAAAGCAACGCACCAAAGGCGAAGCAGAGTTAGATGCGGCTGAATCCGCTAAACTCTCTGGAACACAGATTCGCCGATTCAATGAGTGCCAGACTCTTTACTTCAAGCAACTCTACAAACGCTTTGTAAATGCCAAGTCTAGCGATGATGGATACGAGTATGTGAAGAAGTTCTACGAGATTCTTGATGAACTCAAAACTCCAAGAGAAGCCGCGCAATGGAAGAACATCACCAGCATCCGATCCAACCTTATCAATGGCGCGGGTAGCCCATCGTTCAAACTCATCACCGCCGAGAAGCTATTGCAGATCACAGCAATCACCCCAGCGAACGAAGGGCAAGAGAACGCAGTTAAAGACGCAATCGCGGCACTCTCTGGGCGAGACAACGTAGCTCGTTACCGGAATACCAAGGTAAGCAAGATCGACGATACAACTCGCATCATCGGATTTGAAAACGCTGGCATGACTGATGCGTTCGTGAACCCAGCCAACTTCCCTGTGCTGCCAACTGATCCACACATTGAACACGCTCAAGGTCACTTCCAAGACTTGGTGATGCAGTTGCAGATGAATATGCAGTCCGTGCAGCAGGGTCAGCCAAACATTGATGACCTGTCTTTGGCGATGCGTTCCATCAAGTTCAAGGGCGGTCACATCATGGCGCACGTGGAGTATATTGCAAAAGACCAAGGCAAGCAGGACTTCTTGAAGCAATTCATGCAGGGAATGAACGAGGCGCAGAAAATCGCCGACGAACTTCAGTCCGTATACGTGGAGATGGCGCAAGCTGAAGCTCAAAAGCAAGGACAACCAAACTCCGAGGAAGACATCAAACTTCAATACCTCGCTGCGAAATCCGGTATCGAAATCGACACCAAGAAGAAGCTCGCCGACATTTCGATTGGCAAGGCATCTATCAGCCACGCTCAACGCACCGAGCAACGCAGGGAACAAGGTATCACTCAACTCGCTCTTCAGAAAGCCAAGGCTCGCGCCGAGATTCAAAAGGCAAAAGGCAAGATGGCGGTAGAGAAGCCAATGGAAGAAGAAGTAGAAATCGAAGAGCCAGAGGAGATGGAAACCGAAGAGGTAGAAACTCCAGAGGCAACAGAAGTAGTTGAGATGGAAACCACACCGACACCAATGCAACCACAATGACAACCGAAAAAGTAAAATCCCTATGCGCGGCAATAACAGCACACGAAGATTGGAACAAGCTACAGGCTTATCTGTTGCTTAACGTAAACCCACCAGAAGGAGTAACCACGCTTATCCATGCAATCAAAGCTATTGATGCTATTGGAACAGAGGAACAAGGAGCATTCAAAAAAACCAAGTCTTCTTCAAGAACTAAAGAACTTAAAGAAAGCACGATTGATCCAGACCTCGACGAAATCTAATTTATGGCAGACACCGACAACACAGCAGAAGTAATCGCAGAACTGAAATCAAAACCTCAAGTTCCGATTAAGGGCAATACATCTGACTTCCTCAAGAAGTTCAGCAAACAACAAGCCGACGAAGGGAAGCCTAGTGCTACCAATGTTGGCGACCCGAATCTCGGAATACCTAAATACAATGAAGAAGAACCGCCCGAAGAACCAACAGGAGTTACTGAAGCTGAAATCACGTCTGAACGGACAGGAAAGAAAAAGGGATTCGTTGAGCGACAAATCGAAGAAAACCGAAAGCTCAAAGAAGAACTGGAGAAATACAAGAAGGAAGAAGTTCCAAAGTTTGAAACCAAAATCCAAGAACTTGAGCGACTGGTCTCCGAGTCAAAATCGACATCAGAAACCAACCACTACCAAGAACAACTCAACAAAGCCATGCAAGAGAAGCTGGAAGTTGAGCAACAACTATCTGAGCAGATCAAAGAATTGCGAAACAAACTGGATTTCCACGATATCACAAGCAATCCTGACTTTAAAAAGAATTACCTCGATCCCATCAAGAATACTTATGATACTGCGAGGCAGTTGCTGGCGAATGATCCAACGCTTCTTTCAACATTCTCCCGTGCTGTCAATGCAAACGCCTCCATCTTCAATGCGGCATCCGAAGAAGATCGTCGGGCAGCAGAGATTGACCGCGACCAAGCGTTCGAGGAAATCACGAACTCGCTATCGCAATTCAAGCAATACCAGTTCGCGGAGCAAGTCAACAGCTTCATCAAAGCAACTAACAACCATCATTCTGCCCTCGTTAACTTTGAGGAAACTAAACAAAACATCCTTCAAAACGCAAAGCAACGCGAGCAAGAAGGGCGCAACAAGTATCTGAATCAATGGAAAGAAGGGTATAAGAATACCCAGCAAGAAATTGATAACGCTACTGCGATCCCAGATGCGGTTGCTGATTACATGAAAGAAAAGGGAATCAAGTATGACTTGTCCCGCGATGAGGCTATCGCATTAGCAGCTACTCAGCAGAGTAATGAGCAGGCATCGGTAGAAGATATGAACCGCCTTATCAACCAAGGCCGAGCTTATCAGAAGCTGCAAGCTCAACTCAAAGCATACCAAGAAATGGTAAGAGAGAAAGACGAGTATATTTCACAACTAAAAGGATCGTCACGCATCTCTTCATCTCCAAGCGCATCGGATTCCCAGAAGCCAAGAATGAGTATGACGGAGGGACTGGCCGCGAAGATCGCAAGATTCTCGCCGCAAAATCGAGTAACTGCATAGCCCATCATTCCTAGTTCTGGTTCATGAGCAGGGGGAGGTAGAATTTGGCTACCTCCCCCTAACTTTTTTTAAAAAATCTCTTGACATAGTAAATAGGCGATTGCAATGTGGCGCACAAGAGATAGCCGAAATTATCGTTTACGATAAAATTAGGGATTCAGCCGCACTCTGGCTGGCGAGTTTTCGACCTCGCATGAAAAACGATTTCTGGACAGAAAAATCTCTGGGTCGGTTCCAGCAGAGGAAACCAAGCACTCGCTTGCTATTCCTCTGTGGCATAGTTTAGCAGTGCAAAACTAAACTAAACAAAAATCAAACTCTAACAAAATAAATATTATGGCATCAGATCAGCTATATTTCAATTCATGTGCTGAGATTGACAGTTTCTTCCGCGAGGGCCGCGAATATTTCAACGACCTCTATGTGAAGAAGCTCGTCACTAACTCTGCATATTTCACCCGTTTCGAGGAGCAATCTTGGCCCTTGAACCACACAACCGAACAGAAAGCGTTCCGCTTTGGCCGTGGATTCCACGATCCTTGCACTCCTTTCCGTCAGATCACCGACACCTACTGCGAGACTGACTCTTGCGATAGCAAACCCGAAGTCATCCAACGCCCCGGCACGGAGAGCTACACTTTCGAGCTTCTCCGCAAAGAGATGACCACTGACTGGATTTGCGTTGAAAGCCTTCTCTATCGCCTTTTCCCTGCTGAAGAGATTCTTCAGTTCGAGGAGTCGAATGCCCGTATCACCAAGAACGTTCACGAAGAGTTCCTTCGTAGCAACTACATCGGTGGTGCTGGTCACAAATGGATGGGTATCACCACTGATGACGGAACCTACTGCGGTTTGGTCGATGACCAAGCATGGTTCGTTCCCGAACACACTGTTAACAACGAAGCTGGTTACGACCTCTGCGCTCTTCGCGTTAAGCTCGCTCCCGCCGATCTCAACAAGATCGCTTATCTCTCGCTTGATATGCTCGACGATGCTCTCGTTGACCTCCAAGACGAAGATGACGCTTTCCGCCTTGATCTGCAAGATGCGACTGGTCAGCCTCTGCTCGACATCGTTATCCCTGATCCTCAAGTTGGCCGTGCGCTTTACTTCCAAGCCAAGCGCAACAATGGCTATTGGGATGCTAACACGGACTTCGATGAGCGTCTTACCCGTCTGAAGCTCGGCATCAATCGTATCATCGGCGACTACGCTTTTGGTTACGACATCAATGCAGCTCGCTTCAACGCTGACACTGCCTTCAACGCATCGCTCGCTCCGTTCAACGAAGCTGATCCTGCTACTTGGGCGCGTCTCGTTCGCGTTCCTCGCTACATCAAAGTTGTGATGGAACAAGGTTGCGCCTACGTCCCGAACAAAGCCTACCGCAATGCCGACTTCGGTATCTCGGTTGCTATGGTCAACAAAGCCATGTGCAAATGGACGATGCCTTCCTCGACTGGTTACGGCCAAGCCCAACAGATGACCCAGAACTACGCTGGTGATTGGGAATGGAAGAACCCTGATTGGGAGTGCAACCGCTGGCGTAAATCGGGCTTCTATCAAGCCCAGTTCCGTCTGGCCGCACAGGTCAAAGACCCAACCATCATGCACACCTTCTTGCATCGTATGCCGAAGAGCAAGAACCTCTATGGTTCCTGCTGCGAAGTGCAAAGCTACATCGTCCCTGAAAACAATCAGGACTGCTATAGCTGCGCTGGCGTAGGTGACATCGTTGTGCCTTCCTAAAGTTAAATAAGGGGAGGGGCTATTAAAGCCTCTCCCCATAACCTTAAACAAAATAAAATATATGTCTAATTCTCGACCACTCGCTTATGATCGCGTCAACTTGTTTGGCCCGATTGCCGTTAACCTCCTCGCTACTGGAGACGCTGACCTCTTGGTTCTTAACGACCAAGACACTAAGTTCTTCCCAACCAGCATCGTTCTGGAGACTGCCTATGCTCGCGGAACCACTGCCACCGATCCAGTTGTGATCGTTGACAATGGAACCACTGGCGAAAACATCACTGGTTCGCTGACCATCACGGACGCTCTTGATAACCAAGGCCGCTACAATCCTCTTGCGATTGCCGCCAATCCTTACGTTATCACTGGCACTGGCAAACTCCGCTTGCTGAAAAGCACTGTGGGTGCTGGTCAAGCTACCGCTACCCGCGCTCGCACTTCGGGCGTTGCTACCATCGTTACTGGTGCTGCTCATGGCTTTGCCACGGGCGATGTCATCACGATTGCCAGCATGACCGACACTTCGTTCAACGATGTGCAGGCTGAAGTTACTGTCGTTAACTCGACTACCTTCACCTACGCAAACGCTGGTGCTGATGTCGCTTCGGGCGCGGATACCGCTGGACGTGTTGGCGCACTCTACGTGAATGCCTACGTTGTTGGTATCTACTACTAATCACTAATCTGGGTGGGGGAGTTATATTCTCCCTCACCCTAACCATTTTCTATTATGGCTTGCTTTACCTCTCTACCTTACCGCGATAAAACCTATCCTTTCGTTCAGACGATTGCTACTGCCGCTGGCATTGAACCAATCTCTTTTGGTTGCTACGACTCGGCAACTGATGCCGTTAAACTCTACCAATTCTATGTTGGATTCGCAACCATCGGCGGCCTCACCCCAGTTACTCAAAATTGCTTTGTGCAAAAAACTGAAGACCAGCAATTCTTCCTTGTTAACGAGGCTCTGTCTGCTGCTCTTAACCCTGTTACATAATTATCGTAAACGATAAATCATATGGCACTCTCTCAACACTGCTTTACTGATCTGGCTCCAGATCAACAGAACTACAATATCTACGAGTCTCTGAAAGAGATTGCAGGGTTTGAGATTCCTGCATACGATCAGATCGACATTAGTTACTATGGCTCGACTAACAATATTGCCACAGTGCAGTATCTGAAAGACGGGAACCCAGTTGCAACGCTCACTCTTACCTACGCTATTCAGCCTCCAGTTACGAATGATGCTAATCTTACAACTGTGTCTATAGCTTACCCATAAAAGTATGGCACTCACATTCAATCCTTTTACTGGTAAATTAGATTTTGCTGGAAACTCTGGTGTAGGCGCAACTGGAGCAACTGGCCCTAGCGGTGGGCCAACTGGAGCCACTGGGTTCACTGGTTCAACTGGAGCAACAGGGATTGGAGCGCAGGGAGCAACGGGCGCAACAGGTTTGGTTGGTGCAACTGGGTCTCAAGGTGCAACAGGCATAGGGGCAACTGGTTCTCAAGGCGCAACGGGTTTGACTGGGGCAACTGGGATCGGATCAACTGGCGCAACAGGAACTGCTGGAAGCGATGGTTCTACTGGATCGACTGGAGCAACTGGTATAGCAGGAAGTGCTGGAGCGACTGGACTTACTGGGGCGACAGGTGCTACTGGGATTCAGGGTGGCATTGGGGCAACTGGATTGAGTGGTAATACGGGAGCTACTGGAGCAAGTGGGATTAATACAATTTATAGTGAAAACAATCCAGTTCCGCCATTATCTCCAGTTGAGGGACAACGCTGGGTAGATACTGATACTCTTATTGAATATCAATGGTATGACAATACTTGGGTTGAGGTCAACGCTCCAACAACAGGCGCAACTGGAGCAACTGGCGTTCAAGGTGCAACTGGAGCCACTGGGGTTGGCAGCACAGGTGCTACTGGTGTTGGAACTCAAGGAAGTACAGGTGCTACTGGCCCTGCTGGAACATCAACCCCAACCGATGTTCAAATCTTTACATCATCTGGAACTTGGACAAAGCCAGCAGGAGCAATGTCAGTAGATGTTCTTGTCATCGCTGGTGGTGGTGGTGGAGCTTCTGGACGAGTCAACGCTGGTCAAATCGGTGGAGGTGGCGGTGCTGGTGGTGGCTTAACTTTTAGAACACAAATCCCCGCTTCTTCTCTGTTAGCGACCGAAGCTGTAACAGTTGGTGCTGGCGGGACTGGAGGAAATGCTGTTACTGGAGCGAATGCACAAGGACTTGCTGGAACCGCTGGTGGAGATTCAAGTTTTGGAGCAATTGGCGGGAGTGCGTTTTATCCGTGGGTTTATGCTGGTGGAGGTGGAGGGGGAACTGGCTCTGGGTCTTCTGGAACCGGAGGAGCATCAAATGGACGAAATGTAAACCCCGGAGGTGCTGGCGGAACTGGCTCAATAGCAAGTGCTGGCGGTGCTGGTGGGACTACTGCAATTTCTGCCGCTGGTGGAGGATCTGGCGGTGGATGCAATCTTTCTGGGTCATGGTTTATCGGAGGGAATGGTCAGTGGGTTCTAGGGAACAATCCTCTGACATCTGGCGGACAAGCATTAGGCGGACAAACCGAAGGCGCGGTTGGGTCAAATGGAAGCACAATGGGATCATACATTCACGCTGGTGGTGGTGCTGGTGGTGGTGCTGGTGGTGTAACTGTTAATGCTGGCAGGGGTGGAAATGGGGGGCTTTATGGAGGTGGTGGTGGTGGAGGTGGATGCCAAGGAACCCAAGGTAGCGTCCTAACTTCTGGTGCTGGCGGAAACGGAGCGCAAGGAATCGTCATTGTAACTACATATTTCTAATATGGAAACTTACGCAATACTTGATAAAGAAGGCGGATGGTTGGTTAACCTTGTCGTTTGGAATGGCAATCTTGAAGATTGGCAACCTCCGGCTGGAACTGAAGCGAAATTAGCCAGCGACATTGATTTGCATTCTCTGCCAGAAAGACCGAGCGATGGGGTATAAGTTCAATCCATTTACACGCAAATTAGACTATGCCACAACAGGAGGTTTAGTCCAACTGCCAGTCAATGAACTTCCGCTAACCGCCACAAATGGAACGCAGGTCTATTGCACAGATGGCACAGGTTTCGGCAAACAAGGCGTAAACAATCAGGCGATTGCCTATGCTGCGAATGGAAGCTGGATTAGGACTGACACTAATACGCCAGTAACTCCGAATCCTTTGAGCGTTTGGGATGTTGGTTCTTTATACAACAACTACAATCCCAATACTGGGGCGTTCAATGAAACGATTATTGGAGCATCAACATTGAATGGAGTATTCACGCAAAATTCTTTCATTGATTGCACTATCAATGGATACTTGATTCGCATCTATGTTAAATATCAAGTCAAGTCATCGCTTCGTGGATTTGGCAACCTTCCTTGTTTTATTTTCTCAAATGGCTGGGGTGCATCCGTCGATGATTTTACAACCTACGCAAATCTGGGCTATGCAGTAATTCAATACGATTGGCGTGGAACATTCAATGGAACATATAGTTATCCATCTACTTTGATGACGCTTTACCCAGCGGCATTGAATCGACTGAACCAAGTAACGAATCCCAACTCGAACTATGCTAGTCAATCGTCTGTTGCGACTATTGAGGATGTCCGCAACCAAGATATGTATTACTGGTTCGCAATGCCTCGTAGGGTTCTTGCGTATACCAAAACTCTAACCGCTGACATTGACATTACTAAGATCGGTTTCTACGGGAATAGCTGGGGTGGTCAGGTATCTTACAACATGAATATTGACCCAGATATTAAATGTTGTGTGGCTCAATATGGGAATGGCTGGATTCACTATTGGAAGACAAACTCCGTCTGGTTGTATAACATTCCATATTCGGAGCCTCCATTTTCAGATGGGAATAACCTTTATATTTCTACTCTGGAATGCCAAGCCTACGCAAAATACGCTCGCAATCCTATGTTGTGGATGATGTCAACGAATGACTTTCATGGTCAATTTGATCGAGGATTCCGCAACTTTGAAATAACTCCAGTCCAAGGAAGCTATGCTTTTAAGGCTAATGCCTCGCATGACATTTCTGGATTTGAGCAGAATGTCCGCTTGTGGTTTGACAAGTATCTAAAAGGTTCTGCAATTACTTGGCCTTCTAATCCTAATACAATTCCCAGTATTGTTTCAATTGGAACTGCAAAGGCAACAGTTTCTCCTTCTCAACCAGCAGATGTAACAGCAGTTCAGTTTTACTATGCTCTAGTAACAGCAGATTCTCTAGCTAGGACATGGATTACTGCAACGACAACAAACAATGGGGATGGAACGTGGAGCGCACAATTTCCATATTCTGATGGAACTCGTTATGTTTTTGCATATGCTCAAATAACTTACTCAAGCACAATTATTGTTTGCTCCAAGCAGGCGGCATTTATACCTAACAATCTATGAAGGTATTTTTTAATTTACTTTAATCTGAATAACATTTAAAATAAACGAAAACCTAAATAAAGAATTATGCCAATCAATTTTCCAATACCAACATCTGTAGGAGAACAATTTTCCGCTGGAGGTAAAACTTGGCAATGGAATGGATTTGCTTGGGATTCATTAGCCAATACTGCTGCAATTGGGGCGACAGGCGCGACAGGAAGCACCGGAGCCACAGGCGTTGCTGGCGTGGATGGAGCTACCGGAGCTACAGGCGCAGGAACTCAAGGCGCAACAGGTTCGACTGGCGTTGCTGGCGATGTCGGAGCGACTGGCGCGACAGGACTCACGGGAGCTACTGGATTGACTGGTGCAGGTGGCGCATTGGGATATTACGGATCATTTTACGATTTAACAGATCAACCGCTTGTTAGCACAACGACTGAACAGGTTATTGCAATTGGTTCTACATCAGAACAAAATGGTGTGACTATTGTAAATGGTGATGAAATTACTTTTGCCAATGCAGGAACTTATAGTCTTACCTTTTCTGTTCAGATCACAAACCTTGCCAACTCTGTTGAAAAGGCAACATTCTGGCTAAAGACTAATAATGTTGATTATCCTGATTCAGCTACAGAAATTGATTTGCAACCCCGCAAAGCGGCAGGGAATCCAAATCGTCAAGTTTTGACTGTAAACTATGTGGCAACCGCAACTGCTGGACAACAGGTTCAAATTTACTGGTCTGGAACAAGCACCGACTTAACTGTTGAAACATTGCCAGCAGGAACTTCTCCTGTGTCTCCAGCAGTCCCATCTATTATTTTAACTGCTGTTCAAGTAATGAACACGCAGCTTGGGCCTCAAGGCGCAACTGGCGTTGCTGGAGCAACTGGAATTGCAGGCGCAACAGGTGCGACAGGAACAATACCTGCTAATGTGGTTCAGAACAATCTTACTGATTTAACTCCAGTAAATGTTCTTCGTGCATTGACTCAAGCTGAATACGATGCAATTTCGCCAAAAGACCCCAATACCATTTACTTCATTAAAACATAATGGCTACCTACATTAAAGCGTATCAGGGAACGACTCCGCTATTCCAAAGTGATGCATCCACTTGGACTCGTCCTACAGATTGGTTGACACTTCCATCTGCCGCATCTGGGACTGTAAAAGGTCTTCATGCAGTATTTAACAATACAACCAACTTCGCCACAGTAAGGGCTTCTACATTAAGCGGAGCTAACTACACGATTGATTGGGGTGATGGAGTTGTAGAATCTGCCGCAAGCAATGCGATCATAAATCACAATTACGATTGGAACAATGTCTCGGCGGCAACGATCACTTCTGGAGGATACAGGCAGGCTATTGTAACCATAACTCCACCAGTTGGCAGCAGCTTTACGCAGATATTCTTTTCCGAAAAATATACTGCGATTAGTGGCCTTCAGTCATATAGCACGGGTTGGCTGGACATGAACATTAACCTACCGAACCTTTTGACTGGTCAAAGGCTATTCATCGGAGGCGCACCTGTCCGACACGCATTCCTTGAAAGGGTAAACATTACTTCATGGGGGGCCATCACCTCTGCCGCATCAATGTTCTACAACTGCACGGCACTCCGCGAAATCAATTCTGCTCAATGGATCACGACGGCTATAACTAGCTTTGATTCAATGTTCTTTAGTTGCCAATCAATTCAGGTTATTGATGCGTCAACATGGAACACGGCGGCAGTAACTGGAATGGGCAATATGTTCAGATCATGCAAAGCACTTCTGGAAATTCGATGTGCTGGATGGAATACTGGAGCCTGCACAAGTTTTGCGTTCTTTGCCTTTGATTGTGTGAGTCTAGCTAAAATTGATGTTTCCGCATGGAACATGGTCAATGTAACCACTCTGAACAATGCTTTCAATGCTTGTAATGCTCTTTCAGAACTAGCAATCGGAAACTGGACTTTAACTAATCTTGTGACCGGAACAAATTTGGTTAGAGAATGCTTGAATTTACGGAAGACGAATATCACAACGCTTTCTCTTCCAGCCGCTACTAGCGTAAACGCTATGTTTGAGAACTGCTATGCGTTGCCATCTATTGGGACTGTGAACATCCCATCTGGAGCAACAGCAACATCACTTTGCTCTGGTTGTAACTCACTTAAATCCGTTGGCTTTACTGGTATCAATGCAAGCACTAGCTTTGCAAATTGTATGCTTTCTGGGACAGAACTTAATGCGATCTACACCGCACTCTCTGCAACTGGAACTGGAAAGACAATCACAGTAACTGGTAACTTTGGAACCGCAACTCACAACCCCGCAATAGCTACTTCTAAAGGCTGGACTGTAACTGTTTAATTTTATGGAAGAAACATCTGGATTCTACAAATTGGATGGAGAGGAACTATTGTTTGCGGCAAACTTTGTATATCACCCCGATTTCACATTGTCCCGTGAAAACAAAGATCAAGAGTCATATCCGAAAGATGGATGGAAATGGTTCGACTCAAAAGAGGAAGCTGAATTAGAACTACTCTAGTCATGCCAATCAAATTAGGTAGTTCAGAATTATCCCCAGTCACAAGTCTCATAGATCAATACGGGACTGATAGACTACCATCATCTGCGACAAATGGTGAACTGATCTATTGCCCAGATGGTAATGGATTGACTGTTCCAAATACAACTACAATTAGCGGAGCGTATGCCTATCGAAAGGATGGACAATGGGTCAGGACTAACAATACCCAGCTTACTGCTAATGGTTCATCGCTATGGAGACAAGGATTTGCATTCGCGCAGTTTGACGCTACTGCCGCAGGCAACGGGCCTTTCAATCCGCAGGTAATCGAGGATGTAACCTCTGGTGGGGTTCGTAAAAGGAAGTTGTATATCGACATTACTTTTAATAGTCTTACCTTCCGAGTCTATTGCCTTTATTGCGTTCCAACATCAACTCCACCAGCTGGAGGGTTTCCATGTCTATTCATCGCGCAAGGCTGGACGGGGTATCCATCAGAGTATCCAGATTACAATGCGGCAGGCTGGGCGACCTTCGGGTTCGATTATGCTGGAGCTAGGCCAGATGCACTACCAGTAACTGAATATCCAGTTCCTCAACTTGCATACGGAATCCACCGCTCGGCACAAGGCGGATATACGATTAACACGACTTTGCAGGATGGAAGCCAGATAAGCGATGCTCGGCAGACCTCCGAATATCTTTGGTGCGCTATTATGCGGAGAGCTTTTGAGTATATGGTCACGCAACCAGAGATAAATACAGCAAAAATTGGAATGCGTGGGCATAGCTATGGAGGAACAATCGCGTGGAGCATGGCGCAAGACACACGACTAAAAGCCGTAGTGAGTTGGTTTGGCAATGGCTGGAATACATATTACCGCGATAAACTCTTGTGGAAATACAAACTGCCTGCAACCACATATCCAGCATGGTTGTCTGGAGAAAAAATATATTTGAATGCAATAGACCCGTCTATTGAAGCAAAGGGTGTCATAGCCCCAATTCTGTTAATTAACGGCTCCGCAGATCATCATGGAGGTCACGACAGAGTTGACGATACCTTTGCAAATGTTCCAGCAAATGTTCCGTGGGACTTCTCGCATGACGCGAATAAGAATCACAATGTTTCGCTTAATGTCCCAAACGAAAAATTATGGCTAGATAAATATGTTTTAGGAACAGCAACGACTTGGCCGAAGCGTCCCGCATCTTGGATTTCAAAAGTTGGTGGAGTTCCGCAATTAAATGTCCAACCAGATACCACGCTTACCATATCTTCAGTTGAATTTTGGAAAGCGGAAGTTCAACCATTTAATGTCGATAGGGTGTGGGTAAGCGTATCAACAACTAACGATGGCAGAACTTGGGTTGGTCAAACTCCTGTTGCAGATAACAGCAAATATTTGTTTGCATATGCTAATATCATCTATACAAACGGGGTTGTAACTTCTACGCGATTCAATGCAGTAATTCCAAACAATCTGAACTAATCGTATGAACGATAATACAACAACTCATGGAATATTTGGAACGGTCATATCGACCACAGGATTTATAGTAAGTATGCTACCGGAAATAGAAGCGTCTATTAGAATAGCAGGCGGCATCATCAGTATAATCGCTGGTGTGCTAACCTGCATCTACATGACCAAACAAATAATGAAAAAATGAAACCTAAACAAATGGCACTTGGGCTGATATTGATCTCGTTTGCATTTCTTGCTCTTGCATTTCTGACAGGATGCACTACACTTGGAATCTCCCTAGAAACACAATATGGTCGGTTCACATATGAACTGCCAGAACCAACAGGAACAAAAAAATGAAAATCGTAAATATACTATTAGAACGGCTATCAGAGAATAGCACATGGCGCGGATTGATCTTAATCGCTACGGCGGTAGGAGTGAAGCTGGAACCAGAGCTTCAAGAGTCCATCATCGTAGCAGGGCTAGGACTCGTAGGACTCATCAACGTTATCCGCAAAGGAAAATGATTCCCCACTCCAGACCACAGCAGGCCAAGGAAAAGACACTCGCAATGGTAATCAAAGCGGGTATCGAAGACTTGGTTTGCTTGGTCGGGATTCGTGGATACTACCTCGATTCAATGGGAGCAAAAGGAAAGAACGACAGAGGTATCTACGACGATGCGATCATTCTTCTATCACCAAGCGTTCACGCTACGTTTAACGCTAATACTGACCCGTCAGTTTTCAAGAAAGGTATTGCTGTTCTCAAAACGGGTGTGCATCGCTATCGTAAAGGCAATCATGGCATCTCTAAACCCGGAGGTGGCTACCCAGCGTTACGACCTGCTAACGCGAAAGAACAACTCCCTGTTACGCGAGATGGCGAAGGCGATTCGATGGGTATTGCGATAAACATCCATAAGGGAGGATATAACACAACGAGTTCGCTCGGCTGTCAGACGATCTACCCGCCGCAATGGGACGGGTTCATAAATCTAGTCTACTCGGAGATGAGTAGATACAACCAGAAGACGATTCCATATCTATTGGTGGAAAACGCTTGACTTAACCTAAACTATCGTTAACGATAAAAACTATGAGTTGCGGAAATTCCAGAAGTTCTAAATGCAATCCGTGCGGCCCAAGTGAGGCGGCATTGAATGAGATTGTAAATCGTGCAGCTTACTATGCTCGTATCGCAGTTGAAGCCGCTGGAGGCACAACGGGCGGCAAGGCTCCAACTGGTGGAAATACCTTTGGAGTATTTTACGAGAATGACAATGTAATGGTAACTGACTACACAATCACAACTGACCGCAACGCCATGTCAGCAGGCCCAATCACAGTAAACCCCGGAGTCACATTAACAGTGCCAGCAGGCAGCACCTATACAATCGTATGAGTCTCATCAAAGCAAACGCAGTCCAAGTAGGACAATCACCGACAGCAACGCAGAACTTTA